CCTACGAGGGGTATGTTTTTCAAGGTGCCACTGCAGAACTAATAAACCTATTCTCAATAACCAAAGAGGAATTAAAGTGAAAACACTATCAAGAGAGCAGGCGATTAAGCGTATTCGGGATATTATGAAAGATGAGTCATGCGAGCATATTTATAAGCTCGGATTTACTGAAGAGAGAATTTATAACTATCACAAATCATTTGCATATTATGGTGCCATAAACGAGCTTAGGGCAATATTCGACATTAAGGAGAGTGAGCTATGAAATACTTACTCATAGCAACATTAATACTCATGTCGGGCTGCTCTAACACGCAAATCTGGCAAACAGCTCACGCTATCGACGTGGCGCAAACTATTCAAATATCGAAGCATCCCGAGTGCTATAGCGAGAGCAATCGATTCACCAAAGCCATGATAGGAAGTAAGCCAAGCGAAGAAGAAGTTTATATGTGGGGTGCTGGAACTGCGATAGCTCACTACTTTCTATCAAAAGCAGCTAAAGGCACACGGTTCGAGAAGTTTTTATATGTCGGCACCGGAATGCAGCTAAATTCAGTCGTCAACAATCACGCTATAGGCCTTAGAGTTAATGGCATATCAAGAAATATGCGCGACTTCTGCGACCGTAGAGCGTTTAAAGCTAAGATTCGATTCTAAGGATTAAGTTATGAAATATTTCTCTATGAGAGAGTTGGCTCTCTCTATTATCATTCTACTCACATCTGTTACATACATATATTTTTATTTAGAAGAAAGAGCCAGCTGCAATGGCATGCTTGTGCGTGGCGTTATTTGGTATGAATGCATCAAAGTCCAGCCCTCTCAAACACTGAAGGCGACTTAGCTCTCATTTGATCTAACGTTAATGGCTCAAAGTTCTTATTGAGTGAAAGCTTGGCAAACTCATCTGATGTTATCCCGCCATTTCTAAGTAGGGCGCCTCGTGTTGGCCCTATCGCTTCATTCTGAAACTTCGCAGGCTGGCGCTTAAGCCAAGAGTAATAAGTTGTGTCGGCATTGGTTTGTCCTGTGCCGCTTGACCCGCGCTCTGGACGCGTAGCCCCCTCATCAAGAAAGTCGAACTTAGACGACAGTACCGGAGTGATAGTGCTTCGACAATTAGGATGAATCGGAGGTAGTGGCCCCTCACCCATCTTAAAATTACGGCCATCAAGTGACGCACATTGATTACTTGTGCGAGAATCAAGCGTTGACACCCACTCATACGACGCAACTAAATCTGAATTCTGGCTCATTGTTATTACTCTTGCTTGAGTCGATGAATGCTGTACTGCTGTTCTCACAAGCGTTCTATTCGATCGATTGACTCGAGTATAATCACCATCATTGAAATTATTAGCGCGAGTTCCGCGTAAGTTACGCGTTATCTCTGCGTTGGTTTGCCCTTGGTAAAATCCTTGCTGTATGGCCGTCCTTACTCGATGTATTTCAGATGATGACCAATCCTTGATGAATGGCTCAAGCAATGGGTTGCCAGCGTAGTTCGCTACCTGCAACGGATTTACGCGAATGGCCGCTAATATCTGAGCTTCAGCCGGTATCGATGACTGAAAACCAACAACGGCAGCGTTATAGCTTGCCGCTTCAAATGCCGCCTGCTGCACGCCAATTGCCGATAGATCGCCAACCAATTGCGCTTGATACTCGTTATATATTTGACGTTGAATGGCAGTTACGTCAGTTAGCAGGGAGTTTAATCGATTTTTGTTGCGTATCGTCTCGCCTTCGTCACTCAACCGAATGCGAACACTTTTCTCTATATCTTTCAAAAAAGGCGCAAACTTCTTATGCTCCCCCGCTTTTAAGCGCTCGAGCATAACCTGATTTCTTACTGTGAAGTCGAATGTCTCGTCTGATGTGCTCGGCATTAGTGCAATGTCACCTTGTCAATTATTTCGCCAGTATCAATATTAATAAAGTACATTATTCTTCTGTCGTCACTGTATTCGATTGCGATTCTTTGTCCTCCTCAAATTCTACGCCCATTTGCATAGCTTCTTCTTCGATCGCCTCATTCATTTCTTCAAGATCAACATCTTCAGAAATAACGCCGCCAGATTGGAGCTTAGTATCAAGAACAGCTTTTGATATAGCGCCCTTCTGCCATACTTCGACAATCTTAACAGCCTGCTCCGGCGTGAGGTCAGTATCGAAGAATTCACGGCTTAGAAGGTATTGAGCATCATTCCATTCAACACCCATGAATTCATAAGCATCTTTAATTCGCTGTGTGTATGCGTCGCCAACGTTCATTGAGATTGAATCAAGTGTTGACACATCAGATGATCGCTTAATGCGTGCCGCTTGTGCCGTCTCAGCTTGGCCACTACCAAGAACTAACTGTGCTCCTAATGCAACCATTCGCTCCTCGTCTTTCATTAACAAATCAGAGCTTATGTTGTTTGGATCGGGCGAGTGAAAAGAGAATGTGCCGCTTGTGCCTAGGATTATCGTAGACTCTTCGCCCATATCAACGATTTTATTTTGCCCTCTCTTATTCGCAGCCTCATTAGCATAGTTGTCATCAGCAATGACGGGCTGCGCAGCACTCAATTGATAAGAGCTTGAGCGCAAGTTTGCGGACTCTTGATAGTGACCTAGATTCGTATCAGTAAGTGGCTCCAATGGCAACAGGTCAGGCTTTGGCGAGTTATCAACCGACCCCGGGAACGAGAACGGTATTCGGCTAATTGATTTTCCGCTGGCAGTCTTTACTACAATTTCCTTGCCTCCTGTAAATCCACCCTCTTTTTCTCTTTTGCAAAGCTGTACGGTTACCACCCCATCAGTAAGTCGATATACACGCTTAATCTCAACATCCTCTCGCTTTATTCTAAATGCATCGCAGTAGCAGCTAGAAATTTCACGAAGCACAAGCAAATCAAGAACCTTGGCGCCACCTATAATTGTTTCGTTCCAGTCTTGGATGTTCTCAGCCGTGTACTCTTGTATTGTTGCTCTAAAACCAGCATTGACGTCAGCTAGAGTTATTTCCTTACCTTCGTCGTTGCGTGGCATATCAGTCAATAGGCCATGACGGCCAATCTGCGTAACATTCCATGACGTTGACTTTGCTTGCTGTATCAAGCTGGTCCCTGCGCCATCAACGTTATCAATAAGATAGGTCATGCTCGATGCCAGTTCAGGATCTTTAGGCGGCACACGATAAGACATTCCCATTAAACCACTGAGCGTTCGTGTCGTCGCATTGAACAGTCGAGCTCCATTTATAAAGCCAATATTCCTTTGCTTATTGTAGTCGCTCTTATCGCCAGGGTTTATATACCGCAAATAGCGAGTAGATATTGAGCTAGTCGAAGTGGTTACGGTGGTTCCCGATATTTGATCAAGATCATTCTCTTTAAGCCGATACTCACCATTGACGATATCTCGAACGCGATTGTATCGGTGGATCATTCGCGAATATTCTGGACAAGGATTAATTTCTATTGTCATTTTAAAGTCTCTGTCTGAATCCTGCCCGCACAATGGGCTTAATTATTGGGAACTCGTAAGCTATGTAGTAACCGCCGGCATCATTCATGTGATCGTGGTCATGAGCTTTATCTGGCTCACCCTGCTTATTGTACACTTGCTGCTCTAAGTCATCAGTGTAGCGAGGGCATCGATTAATATTGATTAAATACCGCCTTTCACCATCACCATTACAAAACATTGAGTTCATAGCGTTTATTCTATCACGAACTGCCGGATTTGTTGACTTGTAGTAAACGCTATACCCCTCGGCCTTTAACTGGCTTATATCCGTCTCGCTGGCGTTGGCTGATTTACGGTTCTTCCCGCTTGAGTCTGGATAAACTCTTATCTGCCTACCGGAGTAACGTCGATTGATTTCGAATATCATTTCCTTTGTATCAAGCATGCCGAATATTTCATCTACTGCTACCGGCCTTCCTTCGCGCTCAATATGAATTACAGCCGACATTTTCCCAACATTGAAATCCATGCCGATATATAAAACATCGTTTGGCGTC